AATGGATGGTAATTTTAAATCAGGTATAGATATTCTAGATCAAATGAAAAATGATCAGTTTATAACAGAAGAAGAATATCAAGAAAAATTAACTACAGCAGCAAATGCATTTTATAATGCACAAGATTTTTACTATGAAGATCAATTAAAAGAAGTAAAGAAATCTGACTTGTATAAAAAATTACCTGAATATGCACAAGAAGAAGTAGAATCTATTGTAGCACAAAAAATTATTGATTTTAATAAAATAGTTGTGACTGATAACTACAAGTATATGAGAGATAGAATTTTTGCAATGGGTACACCACAAGGACATATAGATGGTCCAGCAACAAGAGATGATATTGAAAAATTAAATTTAGGCGTAGGTAATGAAGATTTAAGAAAAACTTTATATCAAGCTCTAGAAAGAAAAATTAAAAGAACATTAAGTGCATTTGCAAAAGATGAAGATAATATAAAAGCATACAAAAAAGCTGGTATAAGTGGTGTTGATCTTGCTACTGCATATAAAGATTTAAATAAAGTAGTTAAAGAGTATTATAATCCATCAAACACTATAAGTGCAAATGACAACAGAAATATGCAAGAAATAACATCCAATTTAATTACACAAATAGACAATAGTATTATACCAGAAGATGTAAAAATGTATTTTATAGATATGCTTTTAGAAACCATAAAAACAAGTGATGGTATACAAACATTTATAAAAAATGATGATATTGGTGGTATAAAATTTAGTTTAACAGCTTCTCCTCAAGGTGCATTAGCAAGTATAGGTAATAAAAATACTAGATATTCAGAAGATACAGCATGGGCCTGGAAGTTAGCATGGGCCACATATGACGAAGCATCTGATAATTTACCTTATGATAAATTTAGTCAAAGTATGTCTTTAGTAATGCCTACTGTAAGTGATAAAATAACAAAAGATCGAAAATATAGTTTAAAAATTTTAATACCACAATTAGACGCATTAAATATTTCTATAGAACAATTTGCTGATAATCCAGATGTAATTTTAAAAGATAATCCACAGTTAAAAGATTTTTATCAATCAAGTAAATTACTTTTTGATCGTAATGGAAAGTTATTGTATAGAAAACATAATATTAAAACTTTTGGTCGTTTTTTAGATATTGAATTTGACGACTATTATAATTATAAAATGGATTATATGATTAAAGAATCATTAGGTGGTAGAGCAGCACCAAGGTCTTATCCATCAATAAGAATTGATTTTGACAAAGAAAAAACATATGAACAATTATTAAAACTTGGTGAATTAGAGGCAGCTGATGAATATTGATCCTAGTAGATTTTCTGCAGCAATAGATACAAAGCAGTTAAACGAAACAATAAACAAAAATCAAAAATTAAATTTAGGTGCATATGAGCCTTTTTTTAATGACCCACAAGAAATATTAAATGCTAATCCTTTAGTACAAATGTCTAGTGTTGTCGATAGAGAATTTTATTCAAAACAAGACAATAAAGATAAAATAAATAGAGTAAAAGTAAGAAATGCTTTTAGAAGCTTGTATGGTCGTCATAGTCTTGAATTAACAGGAAGAGAACTTAATGACGATCAAGTAGATACAATGCTTCGTAAATATTACAAAGTTCCTGAAGAAGAAGATATTGATTATAATTTTATCAAAGAAGATATGGATTTTCAATTAAGGCAAAAATACGACCTTGTTGATCCTGACACAGGTAAAAGAAAATTTACGCCAGGTGAATACATTAATGCTGTACTCGGTAAAGTATTAAAAGTTTTAGAACTTGGAACAGAACAAGTAACAAGTGCAGCACTTGGTGCATTAATGGATGAACAAGCATTTAATTATACTGTAGGTTATCAAGCTCAAAAACAAGTTCTTGATAAAGTAAATCCAGTAGGACTAGTATACGATACTGATAGTATAGAAGCTAAATTATATAATTGGGCAAAATGGACTAAATCTAATGTTCCCGGAATGATAGATTTTTTAACTGACAATATGGAATTTAATATATATGAATTAGATAATTATCAAGGCAGTGGTGGTTTAGGAGGTTATTTAAAAGAAGTTGGTGCTGTTCTTACTAGTAATGCAGACTCATTAATTATTGGTCGTTTTTTACCTCTTAAAATTGCAATGCCTTATATGATGATAAAAGAATCAGAAGATTTTGAAGCACAAGCAAGAGAAGAAGCAGGCCTTAAATCATACTATACTCGTGAAGAGTATACTCCTGAATTACAAAAAAAACTTGATATTATAAATAATAATGCACAAAGATATGGTTTAGTTTCAGGTGCAATTGAATATGCACAGACATTAGCACTTTTAAGAACAGGTGGAATTTCCAAAGGAGTATCGAAAAAAGCATATAGAAAATCATTAAACAGCGTAAAAGCATTTTTTAAAACTGTTGGATATAATGCAATAGAAAATGTTAGTGAAGAAGCATTACAACAAATAGCATCTAACTATTTTACCAATCTTTCTAATAGACAATTAAATAAAGAGTTTGGTTTAAATTTAAATGAAAAACTTACTTGGTATCAAGGTGTAGGTGATGCAGTCGATGGTGCATTAAAAATGACTGTAGGTATGGGTTTATTTGGTGGTGCTAAATCAAGTTATAGTAGATATTTTGGAGAAACTAAAAGATGGCTTGCTAATAAAGAACAAATGTTAATAGAAGATTTTGGATTAGATCAAAAGGTTGCTAGAAAATTTGCTATTAAATTAGGTAAAGCAAGACAAAGTGAAAGCGAAACAATAGAAGTTGTAAAAGAAATATACGAAGCATCAGATATATCATCAACAAAAGAAGCTGGTAGAAGAAATTCATTACGAGAAAAATTATTAAATAAACAATTAGGTCTAGCTTCTAATAATGGTCAACTATTACAAGACAATGATTGGGATAGATTAGCTATATTATACACAGAAAAAGAATTGCGTGAATTATCACCAGCTAATGCTGACACTTTTATTAAAGGTGTATATGGAGATGAAACTGCAAGAAACAATCATAATAAAGAAATTATAAAACAAAGAAGATTAAATAATATAGATGACGATGGAAATATAGGTGATCAATCTACAAGAGAAACTCGTAATCAAAAAGAAACTGTAGATGAACTTATTGATAAATATGAAGATTTAGATGAGCCAGTAGAAATATTTATTAATGAAATAAGAAGTGGTTTTCACGATAGTAAATTAGAAACAACTGGCGATACTCAAAATGATTCATTATTTGATAGAAGACAAGCTGCAATTCAAAAAGTTTTAGATTTAAGAGGTAAACTAAAAGAAGGTCAAACTAGAACAGAAACAGCAGACCTAGATGATAATTTTTTAGATGACTTTTCTGTTGTAAAATCAGAAGCAGAAAGATTAGGAGTAGAAGTAGAAGGAGATAAAAGAACTTCTGAATATAAAAATAGACTTCGTAAAGCAGTTGAAAAAGCAAGAGCTGAAGAAAGAGCAGACGAACAAGAACAAGATGTTGAAGATGTAGATAAAAGAAAATCAGTAAACAGAAGACAAAAATATTTAAATATAATGCTTCAAAAAGGAAGAAAAGCATTATCAAAAATAGCACCTAACGTAAAAATTAAATTTGCAAAAAACAGTAGAGATTTTGAAAGAATAACTGGTAAGTTTGGTAATGGTTATTATGACATGAAAGGCACTATATGGTTAAATCCTGATAGAGCAACTTGGGGTACTTTAGCACATGAAATTACTCATGCCATATTTCATCAAAGACTTAAAACAGATGCAAGAATTAGATATGTAGCAAATAGAATTTTAAATGATATGATTGATTTAAATTCTTTAGATGAATCAGTACAAATTAGAATAAGACATTTTCAAAGACAATATGCAGAAGCTGGTAATATAAAAGATTTAGATGAAGAAGGTTTAGCAGAACTAGTTTCAATTATGGTAGATAGTTTTAATGCTCTTATACCTAGAACACAAAATAAAATTAAAGCATGGTTAAGAAAAATATTTGGAAACTGGATACCATCTCTTAAAGATAATGAAACTGCATTAAAAATGTTACAAGTTATAGCTGCTAAAACTTCAAGAGGTGAAGCTATATTAGCTAGTGATGTTGCGTTGTTGGACCAACTAGGCCAAGAAAAAACTGATCTTGAATTATCAGAAGAATCTACAGAAGAAAGTAATCAGAAATTTCAGTTATCATTTCACGATCCAATATCAAATTTAGATTACTATTATGATGCTGATCTTTTTAATTTATATATAAAACAAGGTTATTTAACAAAACACAAAAAACCATCTGATTTTGCTGGTCAACAAATTGTTTTACATTCTCCAGACAGTATGTTTTCTGGAAATATATACAGAGATGATGTTTTATTAATTAAAGGCCAAGGTGGCGTTTACTATCCAATTAAATATTTACAACAAGGATATTTTTGGGCTTCTACTAAAGATGCTGCAGAAGCATTAGCAAGATTACTTAATGAGTCAGCAGATGGTCAAGGTAAAGTTTTAATGGGACTTACTAATGGTGGTAGAGAAAAATTATTTTCTAGTTCTAATGGATCAATAGGTGTTGTTAATTTATTTGAAAATTTAATAGATAGTGGTCAAATATCTATGACTAAAGAACAACTTTCTTATGTATTAATTAGAGCATCATCAGAATTAAATCAAGTTTCTGGAGATATTAATAAAGTTAAAGGAATGTTAGCTGGTCGATATATTGATCCTGTAACTAAAAAACCAATATCTTTTAGAAGAAGAAAAAACTTTACATTAGATGTAATTAGAAAAGTAGCAGAAGTAGCAAAAGGTAATGCCAAATTAGAATACGAACTTCGTACTTTTTATAAAAGTATAATTGTTAATGATATTCCTATAAGCAAATCAACTGGCGAAATTCTAGATAGCCAATCTTTATTTACATTAGGTAGACTTCATTTAGCAGAAATGATGACAGAGCCAACTCTTAAAAATGAATTAAATTATGAAGATAGATTAGATAGAGATGCTGTAGGAGATTTATATGCTATGATAGAAATGCAAGGAACAGTAGAAGCTATAGCTACACCTGAACATGATACATATGGATATTCTATTGTTTCTACATCGGGACAAAAACCAATATTACATATGTTATCACAAAGGTCTAATTATAAAGATAGTATTGTAGATATAAATGGCAACTCTCTTGTTCCTACACAACAACAAATAGAAAAAGAACTTAATTTTGGCAAAGCTAAAAATGAAAGAGATGCTGCGTTAAATATAGAAAGAAGAATATTTCCTACAACTGGTACGTCAACTCAAGTATTAAGAGTTTCTGATGAGCCAGGTAAAGCACAATTATCACCTATAGTAAAAACAAATAAAAATTTAGTTGAAACTGTAATTAATGACCCATTAACAAAAGAAGAAGCTAGTCAATTACCATCTGAATTTAAAGAAGGTCAAACTTTAGTTAAAACAACATTTAAAAATGCGTTTAATATAAACAATATAGATAATCCTAAATTTGGTCATTGTTATGTAGCCGCTGAATCATTATGGCATTTATTAGGTGCAAAAGAATCTAAATATAAACCACAAAGATTATCTTTCGAAATTAATGGAGAAAAATATACACATTGGTATTTGAAAAACGATAGAGGTGAAATAGTTGATCCTACAGCAGAACAATTTAAAGTTATGGATATTAGAATACCTTACGAATTAGGAGTTGGAAATGGATTTTTAACTAAAGAGCCAAGTAAACGAAGTCAAATTGTAATAGATAGAGTTAATGAAGCAAAAGAAAATACATTTGATGTTGGTAAACAACAGTTAGCTACTAGTGTAAATGCTGCTAGTTTCTTTTCAGGAACAAGGACCCTAGAGTTTCCAATGATTAGTAATAAATTAATTAATTGGAAGTTAGCAGTAGAGTATGAAGAAGATATAAATGATTTAGCTAATAGTATATTTAATACAAAATTTCCTGCTCGTGATATTACAAAAATGAATCCTAAAGATTTTTTAGATCAAAATTTAGAATTTATGCATTTTTCACCACCTTGTCAGTTTTTTAGTAAATTAAGTAATAATCAAAAATCTAAAATGACACCACAACAACTTGAACAAGCAACAAAATTAGAATTAAAAATAGCTAAAAAAGTTGCAGAGTTTATAGAAGTTATAAAACCAAATAAGCTGGTTATAAAGTAGAAGCAATATTAAGTAATGCAGCAGACTATGGTGGAATAACAAGTAGAGAAAGAGTTATTGTACGAGCAACAAGAGTTAAAAAAGAAGATGGAACATTTGTAGATTTCCCACCATTACCAAAAGAAGTTGGACCTGGAGATTGGAAAAAAGCATTTGCACCATATATAAAAGAGTTACCAGTTGAGCCTGTTGAAGACTTTGGAGAAGTAAGAGTTGGTACAGCAAAAATGCATCAGGTTATAAATAAATTATTTCGTGATCAACAACATCAAATGCAAAAATATTCTCGTGATAAATTTTTATTTATGCTAGGCAATGGTGATTCAACATTTGTACCTGAAGGATATTCATCTCAAGCACTTACTGCTGGTTGGTCATTTGAAAAATCTAAAAGAGGAGAAAAAGACAAAGTAGGCAGAAAAGTTAAACAAACTATAAAAACAGGTAAATACAAAGGAGAACTTTTTGGTGGTAGTAATCAAGGTCGAATAGGAATACCAGCTACTTACCTAATAAGTAAGTTAATGGAAAAATATACAAGACAACAATCTCTTGAAATTTTTGCACAAAAATATGGATGCTCTATTAAAGAAGCAAACGATGCGTATATGTCACCAACAGGTTATTTATTTAAAAGAATAAATACTAAAATACTATTAATATCTATGGGTTTTGATCCAAAATTAAGCGAAGTAATGAGTGATAGAATAAGTCTTAATGCTGCGGTATTAGGCAATGGTATGCATGGTAATACAACTAGATTTTTAGTAGAGCCAATGATTGGTTGGGATGGAGAGTCATCAGTTGATTTTGAAACTTCTACAAGAGATGAAATAAACAAAATAGTAGTTGAAGATGAAATTGATCCTACAACAGGTAAATTTAGTTTATCAACAGATTTAATTAATTCAAGAATTGCAGAAATAGAAAAAGGACAAGAACAAAGACAAGAAGAAGAAACAAAACCAAAACAATCTTTTGAAGAAGAAGAAGAAGAAGATTCTATTGAAGAGCAAATAATAGAAGAAAATGATATAGATAATCAATCTTCTATAATGGAAGATGAGTATGAAACATCAGAAGATTTTTATAATGATAATGTAGACACAAGTATATTAAAGCCAGATGAAAGATATGATAATGATAATACAGATACACAAGACCCAAATGTATTTAAATTAAGAATAGAAGATATACAAAGAATATTAGAACATTATAGTTTATCAGAAATGACAAGAGTAAAACAAATTGAGTTTTCTACTCTGTTAGCAGAAGCAGCTAAATTTTTACAAAATGACCCATCACTTGCATTTAAAATAGCACAAAGTATTAGTAGCAATCCAAGAGCTATGACTGGATTAGAACACGCTATAATAATGGTAAGAACTGCACAACTTGTTGATCAAATAGAAGAAATACACGTTTCAGAATCTAGATCAAGAGTACCATCTACTATAAATATGTCACCAAGAACAGAAACTGCTATTAATGAATTACAAGAAATATTACACGCAGATGGTTTAGCAGGCTCTATAAGCGGACAACAACTTTCTGCTAGAAGAATGGCGTTACATGGTAATAATACTGTTGCTGGTATTTTAAGAAGAATGCAAAGAGCTAAAAAAAATAACACTAAAACATCTAAATCAACAGAAGAAAAAGATATAGCAACAGCTACTAAATTAGCCAAAGAGTATAAAGAAGCCACTAAAAAAATTGAACAAAAAAAAGCAGAAATAGAAGCTGAAGCAAATAAAGAAATAAAAGATGAATCAGAAACTTTTATAGATAAAGAAAAGAAAAAAAGAGGAACTAAAGCTGCTAAAAAATTATTAGCAAAAGAAAAAGAAGTAAGACAAAAAGCAGCACGCCTTGGGTTTGATTTAAAGAATTTTGGAAAAGCACAAGCATTTAGTATAACTGCTGCACAAGCTAAAGTTATAAGAGATTTGGCTAAAATATTAGTATATAAAAATTTAAGAAGATATGATAATGTTGAAAATATAGTTGATGAAATTAGTAATGCATTACCGGGAGCAAGTGATTATGATATATTAAATGCTATTGCTGGTAACATTCAAAAAAGCCAAGTAAATATATCAGAAGCTCAAAAAAGATTAAGAGCTATAACTTCTCAAGCTAATAAGTTACAAAAATTACAAGACAGAATGGAAGAGTTGTTTGGGTCTAAACCATCAAAACCACCATCTGAAGATGATTTTACTTCTTTAAGAAAACAACTTAATGAATTATTTAATGAGATAGTAGATTCACCTGATTATGATCCTGTCTATACTAAAAAGTTATTAACAACAATATCTCAAATAGGTATGTTAGTTGATGGTTATTATAAGACAGTTAAAAAGCCATCAAAGAAAAAAATAGATAATATAAATAAAATTTCTGATATAGTAAGTAATACTAAAAAAGGTGTTAAGTTATTAGATCGTATTGAATTATTAAGAGGTATAATAGAAGGTGATGTTTTACCAGTTGATAATGATAAAGAAGGACCTCCAAGATCAGAAGAAAATAAAAAATTACAAAGATTAAGAGCTAGAGTAGCACAACTTGAAACTAAAATTAAAGAAGATAGAAAAGATAAAAGAGCTAAAGAAAGAGAAGAACAAAATCAAGCTGAATTACAACAATTAGTTAGAGAGATATTAGGATGGTATAGACAAAATAAACCACCTAAAAATAAAAAACCAAAATCAAAAATATCTAAAGCTAAAGAGCAAGCTAAAAGAGAACAACGATTACAAGATACATTAGCTGAATTAGAAGCTATATTAATGACAGGTAAGATACCGCCTGAAATGTATGGTAAGTTGTATAAACAAAAAGCTCAAGTTGCTGATCCATTTAAGTTTAGAGAAAGAATACAAGAATTAAGACAAGAACTTAAAGAAACAGAATACTATAAACAGTTAGAAGATTTTAGTTGGTTAAATAAAAGAAAAGATCAAGTTAAAAAAAGACTAGATGAGCTTAACAGAATTTTAGAAGAAGGTGATTTTGAAGCATACAAAAAACCAAAACGAGAAAAAGAAATGGATCAAGAGCTTATCGATTTACTTGAAGCTCAACGTATCGCTGAAAGAAAAATAAATAGAGCAATTGATGAATTAAGAGATAGAACAGAAATAGAAGTAATTGGAGATTGGTTATCTTTACCTCGTGCATTTAATGCTACTGCTGATATATCTGTTAAATTTAGACAGGCTTTATTTTTAGGAACAACAATGCCAAAAGAATATTATGATGCTGTAAAAGGTGGATTAAAGGCAATAGGATTTTCATATGAAAATGGTAAGTTAAATATAAGTGATAAAGTTGCAAGAGATATAATGATTACTTTAGAAAACGATGAAATGCAATTTCAAAGAGATAAAGCTGGTTTGTTTTTTAGTACAATCGACACAGGTTTAAGTATTTCAGAAGAAGCATTTAACTCAAGAGCTTTAGAAAAAATATATGGAGTAAAAGGTATTGGTGATGTTTCTAGAACAGTTATGAGTGCATCCGAAAGAGATATGGTAATAACTTTAAATCTTTTAAGAGCTGCAGCATTTGATGGTTATTATCAATTAAATCCTAATGCTTCAGATGCTGAATTAAAAAAAGCAGCATTCTTTATAAACGTAGCAAGTGGTAGAGGATATTTAGGAAAAAATGAAGCTGGTATACAATCTTTATCTGTATTCTTTTTCTCTCCTAAAGATACAACAAATACTTCCAAAGAATTGGTTGTTGGATCTGGGCTAAGCTACTCTATATTAAAAGATCATGATACTGCTAGCTGGTTTACAGATGCAAACTTTACTTTTTCGTCTGGTTACATAGTATTAAAAGACTACGCTAGTAGTGGTCGACAGCTTCGTTTAATTAATCGAATTGAAGATCAAGCTCTTGGAGGAGTAGACTACTGGTTTGATCAAACAAAGCAAACTCAAAAAATTTACAATCAAAATGAAACCAGTAACTTATTTACTGGTTCTCCAGATATTTGGACACAAGTACCAAACGGCAGAGTAAAGATTGAAAATAACAGTACAAAAGTAGTAGGTACAGGAACCACTTTCTTAACGGATCTTAGTATAACAAATGTACTAAAGTTCTCTGAAAGTTTTGCCGCAAAAATTACAAGTATTGAAAGCGATACTGTTTTATTTATTGATAAAGCTCCTTCTTATAAAACACACAATATTACATCCGTAGTTATAGATGGAGCAAATATAAAGTATACCTCTGTAGGGCACACTTTTGTAGTAGGAGATGATATATCTGTATCAGATTTAGCTCCTTCTGCATTTAATACGCCCACTACGAATGGTCATGCAAAAGAAAAAGTAGTAGCAATCACTGGAGTAGCTTCAGATTCTGTAGGCTCTGCTACAACAGCGATTGGTTCTAGTTCCGTTAACAGTCTTTTTTATAAAGATGAATTAAGTCTTGATTTTTCTCTAGACTTCTTACTAGGTAAGATTGATGGCACAGGGGCTTTTCAAAGTTATTTAGAATTAGATACTCAGATTGGAAGTCTGAGAGGTCTTTTGGTGGATGGAACAGTAGCCGCTGTAAACTATTCAAGTACAGAAACTCAATCTACAACTTTTCCCTCGGCAGGTTTATTTATAAATGCTACTCCTGTAGGATTTGTA